ACCAGCTTATTGCAAAGCCCACTCGGTCGAGTGGCAGCGCACAGGCGCGCAATTACAGATACAAGCAATGGGAGTCGGACGCCCTTGGCGTGAATCCAAATCAGATCCAAGAAGCAACAGCGCATCTTCGTTCGCGCGGCTGCACGGCTGAATACACGCCAGACGGCCAACTAATTGTTACGAGCGACCGGCAATTCCGTGAAGTTGCCAAAGCTAGCGGCATGTGGGACGGCAAGGACGGATATGCCGTCAAGAATACCGAAGGCCAGCGGATATTCACGGGCAGGGAACAGGCACAGTCTCGTAAGGAATGGAAAAGGCGTCTAAGGGCGGGGGAAATCGAATTCTAGGAGAAGGCATGACAGTGCAGCCAGTCGAGAATGTTGAAGTCGAAGCCGAAGTCGAATCGCCGCTGCAGGCACAAGTCGAGGAGCTTCTTGGCGAGCCGGAATCGAAATATGACCCACCAGAGGCCGACGAAGCCCCGGAGTTACTGGAGCCCGCCGCTACAGCTGACGACGAGGCTGCCGAGTCCGCCTTCCCCGAGTACTTGCTTGAGGCTGCGGGCATCACCGCGGGCGAGGCTGAATCTCAATTCGGGACGCCGGAGGCCCTCGGCGCAGCCGTGCGCATGCTAGATTCGCGTTTTCTTCAAGCGGGGGCCCTTCTTGTTGGCCAACAGGGGGCACCGCCGCTGCAGCCGCCAACCCCGCTACAACAGGTGCAGCCGCCGCAACAGGTAACGATCGAGGGCGATGACGACTTCGAGCTGCCGCCAATGAGCGGGGACGAGGTCTGGGATGATGATACGAAGGCGCTTGTGCAGGCCCTAAACAAGAAGTACAAGTCCGAGCTGTCGAAGCGGGACGAGCAGCTGTTGCAGCACCAACAGACCCTGCAGTCGCTTCTGCAGGAAAAACACATGGACGCGCAGCAACGGTACGTTGACGAATTTGACGAATTCGTGAACGAACTCGGTCGTGAGTACAAGGCCTTGCTTGGCGAAGGGAGTGGGTATGAGCTAAAGCGCGAGAGCATAGCTATGCAAAACCGAGTGCATTTGGACTCGATCGCGGCACAGTATGCGGCCGGGCGGCGTGCCCATGGCCAGCCCGACCTGCCCCTGAAGAGCCTGTTCAGCAGATCGCTCAAATTGGCGTTTCCTGACGCCGACACACAGGCGACACGGCGGGAGGTTGTTGATCAGGTTGGGGCCAGGCAGCGGATGGTGACACAGCGTCCGTCGCAGCGTCGCACGAGTAAAATGACCGGCGAAGAGAAGGCGATTGCCCACGCAAATGAACTGATGCGAGCGAGAGGGATGCCGGTGCCCGAGGATGATTTCGATTACAGCATAATCTAAGGAGTGCGATCATGAGGCAGATCCAGGACACCGCGGCTCTGAGAAACATTTCGTATGCGTCCAGCAACACCAATACGGTGACTGTTACGATCAATGCCGTTGCGAGCGAGCGGCATATCATCGATCAAGTGATCTGGTCTACTGATGCTACCCCCGTTGCAAACAGTGCAGTTACCGTAACCAATGTGACCGACAGCAATGCCGTCGTGTCCAAATGGAACGTAACCGCGACGGGCCCGGACAGCATCGCCTTTACCGGCGGCCTGCCCATGGCCGTTAGTTCGACGGTTACGGTTGTCCTCGTGGCCAACGCGCCCGTGGGCCTGAATCACGTCACGGTCCTCTACAGATAGAGGGAGGCGATTGATGCCATATCCTATCGAAAACCGTGCCGACTCTCTTGAGATCGACTTCTATGCCATTCAGCGGCAAGTCGGACGCTTTCTGGGCATAGGATATAGCCAGGAAGAGTGGGACGACGAGCAGGCCACGGAGGTGCAGGACATCATCGACGAGGGCATGAGGCAGGCATATTACCCACCGCCTCTGACTCAACCGTACTCTTACGACGCCGGATCGGTGCACAGCTGGTCATTCATGCAGCCGACATTTGAATTTTCTACGGTCTCGGGAGAGAGGAGATATCTCCTGCCGGAGGGCTTTGAACAGCCGGTGGGGAATGTGGCCTATACGGATACGAATAATGCATATAGTCCCATCCAATTTGCGCCAGCGTCACGGTTAAGAAGCCTGGAAGCTAGTACTGATTATCAGGCGCCGCCAGCTTATGGCGCGATCGAACCCGGCAACGATGACGGATCGGCTCCGCAGGGACTGATCCTGGTCCTCCATCCAACGCCTGATGCCGCATATTCGATGGCCATGCAATACCAGGCCCATGGCCGGCGGCTGACAGCTGAGGCTCCATACCCGCTTGGCGGTCAAGCATTTGGTCCTGTGGTCGTGGCGTCTTGTCTGGCCGCAGCTGAACTGAGGGTCTTGCGACAGGCAGGGCCGCAGGCCGCCAATTTCCTTCAGCACTTAGCCGGCGCCATTGCTCGAGACCGCCAGCGCGGTCCGGCCTTGTTGGGTTATAACGGTGATCACAGTCTGAATATCTGCGGTCGCGGAACCGTTCGCAGGCTAGGTGGCCTGTATTCGGCCGTGGACGCGACGTACAACGGCGTCGCCTATACCGGCTAAGGGCTTCGGTAGCACGGACGGCAAAAATCCGTCAATACACTTTAGAGGCCCACCTTATCCCGGTCAGTTCCGCGGAACGCGATGCGACGACCGATGAATTCCTGGGCAAGAAAACGACAATTTTCAGGAATCAATCATCGGAGACCTAACAATGGCAGTTCTTACAGCCGCCGACATGGCGGACCTCGTAGCGACCACGCAACGAGACCTCGGCCCTCCCCGCTTCCAGCAAATCGCGCAGAACCTCGTCAACTACGAAGTGTTCCCAAAATGGTTTAAGCGGGATAAGGTTTTGTTCGAGGGCGGCACTGGGATCCAGCGCACTTTGATGACCAAGCTGTCGGGCCGCGCCCGCCACGTTGGCCTGCTCGACACGGACAGCGTCAACATCACGGACGTATTGACCACGATGCGGGTGGATTGGCGGCATCTCCAGACAGACTGGAGCCTGATTTACCAAACCGATATTCTGATGAACAGCGGTCGCGCCGTCATTTGCAACGTCATCAAGCCGAAGCGAGCCGACGCTCTTATCAGCCTGGTTGAGGAACTGGAAGACAAAGCGTGGGGCACGGCTCCGGCTGTCACGGATGTTCTGAATCCGTGGGGCATTCAGACCTGGATTGTCGAGAATGCTACGACTGGTTTCAACGGAGGCCTCCCATCCGGGTATTCGACGTTGGCTGGCGTCAACTTGACGACCCATCCCAATTTCAAGAACTACACGGCCACGTACACCAGTGTTACAAAGAGCGACTTGCTTGCCAAGATGCGTACGGCTCACATGAAGATCCGCTTCAAGAGCCCAGTAACCCTCGAACAGTACCGGGGGGAGATGGGCGAGACGTACCGTATTTACGTCAACGAATCGGTGATGCAGTCTCTGTGCGATATTGGCGAAGGCCAGAACGAGAACTTGGGCCGGGACCTGTCCAGCATGGACGGACAAATTGTGTTCAAGAAGCACCCGATCGTTTACGTGCCCCAATTGGATTCGCGCACGGACAATCCCGTGTACATGATCGACCACAGCACATTCTTCCCCGTGTGCTTGAAGGGAGATTACCTGCGAGAATCGGAGGCACAGAAGGCTCCGAACCAGCACAATGTCTGGCAGGTCTTCATCGATTTAACCTATAATTACATGTGTCTCGACCGGAGACGAAATGCGGTCTTCAGTACTGGATGATCTGGACCGTGATGTGAAGTACTCTGTCTTGAGTTTAAACACGGATGTACGACAACGCTGAAGCACTGAAAGAGCGCAGCGCCCGTTGGAAAACAGCGGGCGTCTGCTCTCGCTGTGGCAGAGTTGAGTGTGAGCCCGACAGGATATGCGACAAATGCCGCGCATACGCCAGGGCCGGTGGAGCGGCCAGGGCCCAGAAACGTATCAGCGAAGGCCTTTGCGTTAAGTGCGGCATTGAAGCATCAATGCCGGGAAGGCAGAGATGCAAATGTTGCACTGCGAGAGACCAGGACAAGGCATATAAAAAGCGGTATGGGATCTCTGCCGAAGAAGTGGACGAAATCCTGTTTGAACAGAGCGGGCGATGTAAGCTCTGCACCGATACCCTTGACGAAAGGTTCGTTGTAGACCATTGCCACGATTCGCTACAGGTTCGTGGAATTTTGTGCCCGGAATGCAATATCAAGCTCGGACACTTTGAGGCTCTGGTCGGCAGAATGGGGATTGCTGCGATACAGCAGTATCTCGCCAGGCCGCTGGTGTGGCAAAACAACTGACGGAGACAGGAATGGCAAAGCAGAGAGTCATGCCACCGACGAACACATTGCCTGCACAGGCAAGCTCGAAGGCGACGCAGCGCATGCAAGAGCTGATGGCGCAGACCAAGGCCAACCAGGCCAGTGCCGCGTCCCAGCGAGCATCGGCCGCACCGCAAAAGCCGGCGATGGCCCCAGGCCAGGCGGATCGCGTGGCCCCCAAGGTGCAGCCGCACCAGGACGCCAGTTCGATCTTCAGTCGCGGCATGGACAAGATCAAGCAAGCGACCGGCGTGGCTGCCGTTGAGAAAGCCCTCAACTCGGCCGTGCCAAAGCCGAAGCGCAACACGCGCGGTTGGTAGTAAGCGAGGATGGGATCCCGTCGAAGCAGTAACCAAACTTCCGCAGAGAAAAGCGGAAATTGGCTAGTGACCCGCCCAGGGATGGGGAATCAACGTGCGGCGGGGGCGTCGCAGGCTAACTTTCTCTTTTTTCAGAATTGGGAGGTGTGTTATTAGCAACTATACGAGGTACACCGGCGAAACCAATCGTGGTCCCAGCCCAATCATCTTCGGCGACTTGTCGAAGCACATGCACAACCAGATTATCGGCAAGTGCGTTGTCGTGTACAACGACTTTGCCGATGTCGGCATCTTGGCGAGCGCCGGGGCCAGCGGCGGCCCCTACACGTACCAGGATGGCGGCGTGACGATCCAGGGCGCGACGGCTCTCCCGAGCCTTTCCGACGCCCTTGGAGTAATCAAAATCAACCACGACGGCACCGACGCGGACGAGGGCGGCTTCCAACTCGGAAGCGGTAGCGTGTTCCGTCTCGAGACCACGGCCGCGAATGCTGGCCTGGTGCTGTTCGAGGCTCGCGTTCGCAAGAGCACGGTCGCCGACAGCGGCCTGGCCTTCTTCCTTGGCCTCGGAACGTCTCCTGTGGCCACCAATTACCTCGTGGACGGCACGGGCGACCTGATCGCAACCGGCGGTTTCGTGGGCTTCCAATGTCTGCATGACGATGGTGACAAGGCCGACACGCTGTACCAGGAAATCAGCCAGACGAAGGCGCAAGTCCTGGCCAACGCGGCCACACTGGTTGCCGACACTTGGATGAAATTGGGGTTCGCATACGACCCGAACAATGACGACGACAAGAAGATCAAGTTCTACGTTGATGGGGTCGACACCGGAACGTACGTCACGAAGACCCAGATGGACGCGGCCACATTCCCTCAGGTGACGACCGGCCTCGTCCCGATGTTGCTGTCTCAGATCGAGACCGCGACTGCCAACTTCAACATCGAGTGCGACTGGATCTGCGCGGTCCAGTACATGGCGAACGAGAACTGGTATTGATTGACAAGCTAGCAAGTGACGTGTGCGGGGCCCCGCACATGGCGCTTGCATGTTGAGCTAAGACGACTCGACAGGTTCGCGACTCGTCGGGCGGCTTAGCTACTCGGGTGGCGGATGGCGCCCCTGCTTCAAAAAGAAGGCGCCCATAGTCGTGGTAGCTCAACAGGCAGAGCCGGCTTCATAGAAGCACAGATGTTGGTTCGAGTCCAGCCCGTGACTCTTTTTTCGCAGGGAATGTCCACGTTTCGTGGACGTGTACTGTACACGACGGAGTAAACCGCACGCCGTCGGTATACACGGCGACCAGACCCGGCTGATGCGAACGAGAGGTTCGCCGGCATTGTGCCGACCGGGACCAGCACACGAAGGACACCAGTTGCAACTGGGGGCGGGATCTTTCGCACCGCCCGGTCCTTCTTTGATTGTGATGCGAAAGACTTGTTTGCGAAAGGACAAGAAGATGAAGGCGATTGACCTTGGTGGCGGCCACTACACCGTTGTGTCGGACGAAGACGCGGAATACTTGAATCGATGGAAATGGTGCCGCAGTGCTTTCGGGTACGCCGTGCGAAACAAACAGAAGGGCGAGTACACCGACAGCCAGAGAGGCATGGTATGGATGCACCGAGTGGTTCTTGGTCGCATCGGGCTAGATCCAGACTTGCGTGTTGATCACAGCCGGCACAACACACTGGACAATCGACGCGAATCCCTCAGGGCTGCTACAAACCAACAAAATAACTGGAATCAACGGAAAGCGAATGGGTGCACGTCACGGTTTAAGCATGTGTACTGGAATTCGCAGACGGGCAAATGGAGACTTGAAATTCGCGGCAGCGACGGTAAGCGGGTGGCTGAGAAGGATTTCGATAACGAAGAAGATGCGGCGCATGCGGCAGATCGCGTGATCGTTGCCACGAGAGGTGACTTTGCGTGCGTGAATTTCCCTGAGGAGTTTGAAGACAGATACTCCAGCGTACATGAGGACGACAGCCCACCCTTGCCTTCATTGGACCTCATTGAGTTGTTGCCAAAGCCGGAGAGGAATCCGCTACCGTATCGCGGCGAAAAGAACGGCGCGGCAAAACTCAAGTCTTCAGATAAGCCCTTGATTTTTGCCATGCGACAGCAGGGGCTAACGCAATCAAAGATAGCTGGAGTATTGGGCGTAACTCAATCGCTTGTATCACAGGTGTTGCTCGGTAAGATCTGGACCCACGTTTTCCCTGAATTGAACGAACAAGCCTCTCAGGTGGCTTAACTGCAAAGAAACGCAGCGGTGTTGTGCCG